ACTATTTAGCCGAACCCCAGTTCTCGCCCAACCCTACGTCTACCCTAGACGGTATGGATAGACCCGGCGCACAGTTCTCCATCAAACCCTTGATCTCTGTCACCTGTTCGTCGCTCTCTATTGAGAAACAAAGCTCGTCGTGAACAGTGAGCATGGGCCAATGTCCACGGTCCATGCAGTCTTTCATCGCTTGCTTGGTCTGGTCCGCCGCCGAAGCTTGGATAAGCCTGTTCAGCGCCTTGTATACGAACGCCACCTGATATCTCTCCGGGTTCATACTGGCCCAGTTTTTATCTCTAAGCTCCACGGGCGTGTTCAACACATCTTCCCAACGCTCCTCCAGCTTATCCGCGTGGATGGGCTTCTTGTATTCCTTGGAATAGCCCTTCAACTCGCGCATGGGGAACCGGCACTTTCTGCCCAGCAATGTCCTTACCTCTGAGCGTTGAGACGCAGCATCCATAACCGAAGACGCTAGCGCACGGATAAACGGAACTTTCTCGTCATACTCGTTGCGAAGTTCCTTAGCCTCTTGGAAAGGTATGTCACCCAAGGTTGCGGCCAGCTTGCCAATACCCATCCCGTACATGATCCCTAGATTAATCGTCTTGGCGTGTGTCCGGCTTACACCGGCCATGTCCGCAACGATCTGGTGAAAGTCTAAGTCGTCATTCTGGTACAGTAGGGCAATCTCCTTAACCTTCTCGTTGTCCTTGGTAGAAGGAGTAAGGGATGCGTAGTGCATCATCCATCGAGGTTCTTGGGCGCTGTAGTCAAAACTCCCCCACCGGCAATCGTCCTCGGGTATAAACAATCCACGAATTAAGGATTTTATTTCTGGATGCCGGGATGGAACTTGCTGCAAATTCGGATTACTTGAAGAAAATCGTCCTGACACAGTCCCACCTTCATCTGAGCGCAACTGGTTAAACTGACAGTGGATACGACCATCATGCTGGTGATTAAGAATTGTATCAACAAAGGTCGTGTTCGCTTTATTGTATTCTCGAATCTCCAGTATCTTTTTAGCGATGGGGTGTTCATGGGTCTTCAAGAAATGTTTGGTGAAACTAGGAGCGTCCGATTTATCCGTTCGTTCATAGCTTAACCCTAAATTATCAAACACAGTAGCCAAACTTCTGGCGTTCCACGGCTCAAGGTGAACCTTAGATTCCGCGTGAACCTCTCCAAGAAGCTTGTTTTCCTTGTCTGTCAGGAACTTTTTGGTTTGCTCCGCTTTGGACACGTCAACCCGAACACCTCGGCGCTTCATCTCAAACACCATAGGAAGAAGGGAAATCTCTAGGTCTAAAATCTTTTCGCAGTTCTCCTCCACCAGTTTCTTATGCAGAACATGCCAAAGACTAAGGGTAAGCGTTGCATCTTTCTCCGCGTAGGCAGCAACCCTGTCTGCCGGCAGCTTCCACATCTCAGCCTTTGCATCCACGCCGTGCTGACTAGCGGCTCTCCGTAAATCCTCTTCCGCCTTCCGCTCTCCAAGATAGGTGGAGCCCAGAGCGTTTAAAGAATAACTGAAGCGGTTTTCGTCCACCAAGGGTGCAGCGACCATGGTATCAAGTATCTTGCCCTTGACCTGAATGCCCTCGCTCAGAAGCCATCCCAGATCATACTGGGCGTTGTGGAACACCACCGCCATGCCGTGGTCAAGCTGGTCTTGGAGCCACCTGAGTACGAGGTCCTTAGCCATGTTACCCCCACCTTCGTGGGCGATAGGCAAATAGGCACTCCACTCAGAAGCGGCAACGGAGATACCTATAAGGTTTCCGTCGTTTCTAACCCACCCTGGCCCCAAGTCTCGTAGGTGCGGGTCTCGTGTTTCAGTGTCTATGGCTATGATCTTTTCGCCAGATAAATCCGGCAGGTGTTCCGGGGGAAACCACACCTGCTCGTCAAACAAGTCCTCACGCATTTTTATTTTCCGATATAGCTGCCCACAAGGCCACATATGCAGAAGCATCAATACCATTATCAGGCTTTGTTTGTCCCACCTCGTTACGAGCTACCTTTAACAAAGCCATACATAGAGCTACATCCTCGGGTTTTATCTCGGTCTTTAAATACACGCTCCAAAGATCAGCAACCCTCTGGTGCATGACGGTATAATCTCCGTACTGCTCCGCCCGGTCGCCCCCTACAAGTCCCGCTGCCGTCTCAAGTATCTCAACAGGATTCATAGCGGGTAACTGCGATTGGTCTGGGGTAACATTATGTGCAGTGCTTTCTTGGTTCTGGTGACAGCGACGTAGTAAACCCTATGCTCCGTAGCAGGGTCCACCTGATATTCCTTGTGCGCGGCGTAAGACAGATCCGGCACCACCAGAACATTGTCCGCCTCACCACCCTTCATTGAATGTATCGTGCTAACCTTGATCCGTGGATTGCGGACGTTGTCCTTCCGCTTCAGCGCGTTAAGAACATAGTTCTTGGTGTCTAGGTCAATCTTCCCCAAGGCTCGATGCCACCGGACAGATCCATCTACGAGAAGACCCATCTTGTCTTGAGCTTCCGACATGCTGATCTGCGCTTCCGCATTCAGCCCGGACAATGCCCCAGAACGCGGTCCAAAGCCCCGTGAGTAGCCCTGACCCATACTCATAAAGGAGTAGACGTTCCTGACCTTCGCGGGCGTCAGCGTCTCTCCCTTGGACCACTGTTCCCAATCGTGAAGTGCTTCGTATGTCTTCCCCGGAATGCTGGGGTGACCGTTGCGGCTATAGACCCAACCTTCCTCTCGTAAAGCTTGAGCGTACTGCGCGGCAATCCGGTTTGTTCGAGCCATAAGGCACCATTCGCCCTCATGAAGCGGCACGTCCCAAATATCCTGGTGAAACTGAACACTGCCGTCCTCGTCCTTGGGTCGCCAAGACTTCGGAGCGCGGCCCTCTATCTGGCACACAATGTTCTGCGCCTCCTGCCAGACTACGCGAGGTACTCGATACGACTGCTCGAGAACGGTCTTCTTCTCCGTAGCATTAAGAAACGCCCCGACATCTGCGCCTTGGAATCCCATAATGGCTTGGTCATCGTCGCCCGTGAACACCTGTATGCGGGGGTTCTTCCGAAGTACATCGACCATGGACCATTGAAGGGTAGACAGATCCTGAGCCTCATCCACGAACAGGGCTTCTGTGTTTGGCCCCTCTCCCGATTTAATGAAATTCTCAATCATGTCCGTGAAGTCGATCTTCTTTCGAGCGTTCTTGTAATCGTCATACGCCGCCACCAGACGCTTGAGCTCAGACCAATCAACTTGGTAGTCGGCCAACTGACGATGCATCTCTTCCAAAGTCAGTCCCTTGCTTCGAGCCAAGTGGTACTGGCTCATGTAGAAGTCGCCCTTAGCCACCCCTACGGTGTCAAAGTCAGTCTCAACGTCAGACCGACCCTTGTTTCCAAAAGGTATTCCAACAGCGTTACCTATCTCGTTCATCTCCTTGGGACCCATAACTTCATCTGAGCTATACCCTCCGGATCGAAAGGCCATGGAGTGAAGCGTCTGGAAGTAAGGCATGTCCCGCTCGTCAATCCCCCAATCACGGCACACGCGCTCACGGCTTTCCTTTGCAGCCTTCCGAGTAAATGAAACACAGGCAATACGATCAGGCGGTATGCCCTGCTCAATGCAGTCTCTTATCTTGTTCGAGTTGGTTTGGGTCTTGCCCGTGCCGGGCGGTCCAAGGATGGTTTCATGCTGGTCGGTCAAAACGGTGGGTCCTCTGGCTCAAAAGTTACCTCAGGAAGATCAACCTCTCCTCGATGCATCTCAGGCACACACCAGACACGAACCGACTTCCATTGATCGTTGTTATCTCTAAAGCGATAGGTCTTGTCGGACTCCGCTCCATTGTTCATTTCTTTTAAACGTTCGGTGATTTGACCACGGGTATACAACGTAAAGTTATTGCGCTTGAGGAAATCCTGTAGAGAACTAAGCTTGAAGTGCGTTAGGCCGTCCTCTGTCCACGGCTTGCCTGTCAGAAGTTCTTCCGGGCTGTGTGCTTGAATGCGGGACGTGCAGAAGTTTTCTAGAAGCTCGATAAACAAGCCCTTCTGGGTCAACTCTTCCGGGACAGGTATTCTGGTTGCGTCACTCAGAAGATTGTCCACCAAGTCTCGCCAATCCCCTTCCTTCATGCGAGCCGGCATCTTGTACATCTGCTCCATGCACGCACGCTGAAATTCAACCTGCATCTGTAGCTGCTTGGTAGATAACTCAAGACGGGCGCCGTCCACATCCACAAACCAAACCGGAGGCTCTGACTCTACAACCGTCAAGCCACCTACAGGAACGTGGGAGTTGGCATCGCCCACCCCGAACTTACGCGACCGACACAGAGACTTGTTGCAGTGACCATGAATTGGTTCCTGCTTGCAGGTATAGAAATACTCTTTCTTTTCCAACTGCTCTTGGATCAAAACAACCTCACGCGCAGGTAGCGGCGGGTTGCAATAATCCTGGTTGTGCTTCTCAAGCAACTCTTTCCAATCGTTAGGGGCCGCTTGTTTGTAGTAAACACCCACATTGAGCAGCGTCATGTTGCGGCCACCCTCTGGTATCCCAAACTCTGTCAGCTTTTGTAGGCAAGGGGGTCCGTCAGGCAACACACCGTCATCACCACCCAAGGATATGTTGGACAACTGCTTGGCAGTGACGCGAGACTTCTCCGCTAAATTTAGAAAACTCTCTAAATCCATTGAGTCCCCGCCTTTTTTCAAAGCGTACCGGGTGGTGTATTTTGCGTTCTGGTAGGGAAGGTTAATAAAATTCCCCACATCGCCGCGCTCTGCCAGCAATTCTTCCTGCTTTGGAAATATCTCGCAGTTGCCCCAGCCTAAAACCGAAGCAAACTCTGCCAGCCGGTCGCGCATCTCAGATGCTGCAACCTTCTCTGACATAAATATATATAGGTGGGCGCCGCCAGACTTAGACCGGCACAAGATCAGGGGCAGCTTAAACCGCTTAATCTTTGACAATAGTACGGGGAGATCGAGGTTGTAGTCGTCTATGTCCAAAGCCCCGAACATGCACTTGTTAGTTTCGTCTATGGGGATAGACCCAACGCCAAGCTTCCCGTCCAAGTGTTCTTGAACAAGCTCCACGGTCAACGGCGAACGGACAATCTCGTACTTTGCCTGTTGCTTACCGTTTTTCTGGCGACCTAAAACGTCTGTCTGTCCGTGGGCTCCTTGTGATCCTAAGAAAAGATCAAGAAACCGCTGTGCTGAGTTATCCATGTGTAAAGCGGTGTCCCCTAAACGATACGTGACCGTTTAGGGGACCCCTATCAATCAGAACGGCACTTCTTCGGTAGACTGATCAGTAATTACTCCGGTGTTTTCCACCGGAGGTGCAATCTTCAACTCGCCGCTGCTGATAGACCCGTGAAGCTCTTTGGCTTCTTTGTAGGCCTCAAGAGAAGGAACCTGCCCCTCAAGAGCTATGCTCCACGAACCCCAAGATCCTTTATCGTTACCATCCTCAACAGATTTTAGGCGATAGGTGTTTGCAAACGATGGCAAAGTCGAACCGTTGTGCTTCTGCATCATCATCATCGACAACCAGAGGCGGCTCTTCTTCAGCTGCGTCTTCTTCATATCCACGATAGCGTTCTCAAGTCCTCCGTCCTCGTGGATGATCTTGATATAATGCTGGGCGGTCCGGACCAATTCGTTACCGTTGTTAAGTAGCTCCATTCCGGAGTCCTTGTCTCTCGAAGCAGTACGAACCTCGTCGGAGTCCGCTGACAGTTCTCCCTCAAAGCCACCGCCCTGACTACGCGGTACAAACTCTAGGAACTTCATCTGGAAGAAAACCGGAAGTACCGACACCCCAGCGTCTGCTTCCCAGACCTTGTTTGTCACGGTATTAAATATGTCGCCCTGCGAGGCCCCCGCAATAAAAGCTGGGTCGTTCTTTTTTAACTGTGGCGATAGTGCCTGTATGATCCGCAGAAAAGGTATCTGTAAATCCGAAGATGTTACCTCCTCAAATCCAACACCTGAATCTGCCTCAAACGCTTCTGCTAGTCCTGCTGGTAATTTAGCCATGGTTCATGTTCCTTTGATTTTTGCTATTGTTCCAATGTGTGCCCTGAAAATCTCTAGATCGATTTCCTGTTTGTTCTCCACACGCTCTCGAATGAGTTTCTTTAACGTCATAGGTTCGACCCAAGTCTTAGAAGCCGTCTCAAAACCTTGGCCCTCTAAATCGGCTTGCATCGCCCTAGCCCGATTGTCCTCCGACACACCAAACGAAACGCTAACCTCATTCTTAATGAAGTCTGACGCACCGATCTCGCGCAAGTGAGCGAAAGCGATGTCACGTTGAAGGGGGTCTTTCGGCATCGTGCCAGTAATAAAGGTCTGAAGGCTGACGGTGTTGCCATCAACTTCAACCTTGTCCATCCCTGTCTCCTGCATTTTTGCTGGGATGAGATCGTGAAGGTAGCGATCTCGCTTACGCTTCAGATCCTTAACGGCTTCTTCGGCCATCTTTAGTTCTTTCTCAACAGAACCGACAGTTCGGATCAATCCAGAAAGTTCTTTACCGTTCTCAGTCGTCAAGCCGTCGAAGGCCTCGGCGTCTGCGGTAATCGTGTTCCACAAGTCTGTGTCGCTCATTAACGTATCTCCTCGTCAGGGTTAAGGTTTTCAATACCGCCGGGACGCAAAGATATCTTCACAGGATAATAGGTCTTCTCCATCCTATCCCACTTCAAAAGCTTTACCCGGCCGTGGTTCAGTTCAGCAGCGATAGCAAATGCAATACCAATTATCGCAGGATCACCCATGGCCAACAGCCAATCGTCGTCACAAAAACCACGAAGCTTGCGCCGTATCTGAGAAACGGTGCGTCCGGGGTTAATATGAACCTGATCGAAGGGTCCCGCTAAGGTCTCAATTTCGCCAAATTTAATGGCGGGGAGAACATTAACACGGGGGTTTTCTTGGGTGATAAATACGCGACTTTGCATTTGACTCTCGCTTTCTGAACTTTACCTTAGTCTATTAAATTCCGCCTTGCAAGTGCAATCATGGGATGTTACTCAAGGGCATGTTTGATTACGTCTATAAAACAAAACCGTACCAGCACCAAGATCAAGTTCTCAAAGTTTCCTGGGATAAGGAAAACTGGGGGTTCTTTATGGAGATGGGGACCGGCAAGTCAAAGGTCTGCATTGATACCGCCTCGATGTTATACGAGCGAGGCGAGATTGACACGTTTATAGTTGTGGCCCCCAAAGGCGTTTACCGAAACTGGGCCAACATTGAAATACCGGCTCACATGCCGGATAGGGTACTAGAAGGCTCCACCACGTCTGTTTGGCGACCAAGCCCGACCAAGGCGGTCAAAGAAGAGCTACTTAGCCTCACGCGACCCGCAACCGGCTTCCGCATCCTCGTCATGAACGTCGAAGCGTTCAGCACGCAGAAGGGTCAAAGGTTTCTTGAAGCTGTGTTGAAGGCCTCCAACACCCTGCTGGCAATCGATGAATCCACTGCAATAAAATCTCCCAAGGCTTCACGGACCAAGGCTTTGCTGAAACTGTCCTCGTTGGCGAAGTACAAAAGAATCCTAACGGGCTTTCCGGTGACGCAATCACCAATGGACCTGTGGTCGCAATGCCGGTTTATGGATGAAACCTTGTTGGGAGAATGCGGCAACAACTTCTTTCAGTTCCAATATCGCTACGCCGTCATGAATAAGCGCACGATGGGCGCCCACTCATTCAATCAAATCGTCGGATATCGTAACCTCGAGGAACTTTCTGGTCTTTTGAAGAACTTTTCCTCGCGTGTCATGAAAGATGACTGCCTAGACCTTCCCAGTAAGATTTACATTCAGAGAAACGTTGCTTTGTCAACAGACCAAGAGCGGATCTATAACGATTTAAAGAAGTATGCCCTCGCGCACATCGAAGATGCGGAGTTTATGACCGCAACCAACGTCATGACCCAGCTTCTGCGGATGCAGCAGGTGCTGTCCGGGCACACAAAAGCCGACAGTGGAGAAACTATCGAGATCAAGGACAACCGGCTCGATGAGCTCATTGGATGTCTTGAAGAATCCGAAGGCAAAGCTATCATCTGGTCACGGTTTAGATACGACATCAAACGTATCGCTGCCGCGCTGATCAAGAAATACGGACCAGGGTCCACGGTTACCTACTTCGGTGACACAACGGATGACGAGCGAACAGAGGCCATTGAGCGTTTTCAGAATGGTGACGCCCGGTTCTTTATCGGCAATCCGCAGACGGGCGGTTACGGGATCACGCTTACCGCTGCAACGACAGTTATCTACTTTGCCAACAGCTTTGACCTAGCCGTGCGGATGCAGTCCGAAGACCGGGCGCATCGCATTGG